ATGGGAAAAATAGTTATGCCAAAGAACAGTGCACTATTAAATGAGATAGAATCTGTTCTAAAGATATATTACGAAGCAAATGATTGGATTCCAAATGATTTATATAAAACAAGATTGAAAGCTTTGATAGGAGATAATCAGTACTCTTCATCATATACAAAAAAAGCACAAATCACATCATATTTTGGATTTACTGTATGGCAGGATATTCGTAATCCTCAGTCATTTAGAAGAATTACACCTTCGGGAAAGCAAATGTATGAAGCTTTGAAAAAAAACGATACAGAAAAGGTGCAAGAAGTGTTGTTGGAAGCTTTGGAACAGGTGAAGTTTGGTAGAGATAATTATGGCTGTCCAGATAGCAATACAGATATCGAACCGCCTACTTTATTCATAAGAGCAATTCTTGATTTAGGGTATTTGACCTATAGGGAATTTGCTTGGTTGTTATGGAAACTGGAAGACCTTGGAGCAAATTATACAGATTCTCTTCAGGAACTTCGCGAATTGCGTAGCCAGGGACCAATTCAGCTAGGTGATGAAGCAAATAAATATGCAGATTGTAAACCAATTATGATACTTGCTAGATGGGGCTTTTTAGCTGAAGACGAGTCTGCAAATGCAAGTAATGGTAAACATATTGTAATTGCAGATGAAGTGCTAAAGAAGTATCAGCCAAGACTTAGAAATCTAAAGATTTATAATATTGATAAAGATATTATTGACGCTTCATCGTTTGATTTTGAAAATGATAATAATGAAGATGACAATGAAAAGAAATTTCGTGCATGGATGGCCAAGCAGGTAACCGTAAACGGAACTCCTTGTACTGCCAGTATGATAAGCAATAACTGTAGTGCATTGAAGAAAGTTTGCTCTTTGATGGAAATTGCTGAGTATCCAGATTTAGAAAGTATTTTTGAAATCGGGGACATGGATGTTTTTGTTGAAGTAAAGAATATCATTCAAAGTCATCCTGATTACGAAGAAGTGAATAAGGCTTGTAACAACAGATTTTTAAGCACCGGCTTAAAGTGGTATGAGAAATTCCTTAACGAAATGCCGCAGGATATTTCTAGTGGAGAATCTGTGGAGCAGAGTGAAAAGGAAGAAATTGATTTAGAAGCAATAAGATTGTCTTCTGGAGAAAATGTCCTCCTTTATGGTGTTCCCGGTTCTGGTAAGAGTTGGACTATCGAGCATGAGTATTGTAAACCGGGAAGTGTAGTAGAAAGACTAGTATTCCATCCTGATTACACAAATGCAGATTTTATTGGACAGATACTTCCAGTTGTTGACGGTGATAATCAAGTTACTTATGAATTTGTTTCTGGTCCTTTTACATCAATAATTAAGGATGCATATGAAAATCCTGAACAAGAATATGTGTTAATTATAGAAGAAATAAATAGAGGTAATGCTCCAGCTATTTTTGGAGAAGTTTTTCAATTATTAGATAGAAATAAACTTGAAAAAGAAGAAGATGGAATTAAATATCCAAAATGTACAAGTGAGTATGGAGTAACTCATAAAAATATGGCCTTGTGTATTTATGGCGATGAAAGAAGAAAGGTAAGAATACCGTCAAATCTTTCTATTATTGGGACAATGAATACTTCAGACCAAAATGTCTTTACTTTAGATACAGCTTTTCAAAGAAGGTGGCGAATGAGATTAATTGAGAATAATTTTGATAATGTTAGAAAATCTTTGAGGGAAGCAAAAATACTAGATACAGAGGTAACTTGGAGAAAGTTCTGCGAAACAATTAACTCATTAATCGTAGGGAATAGATCCAAAATGGCATCTGCAGAAGACAAACGTCTTGGAGTATATTTTGTTCACGAGGATATTTTAGAAGATCAATATAAATTGCTCCCATCGGATCCACAAATCAGTCTAAAAGATGAATATGTGTCTCTTATTAACAAAGAGAGAGACGGAATTTTAGTTGATAAAGATAAAGAAAGATTAACTGAATTAAGGGATGGACTACAATATAATAGAGAATTTCCTGAAAAAGTAATTAAATATTTGTGGGATGACGCTTTCAAATTTAACCACGAATATTTGTTTGATAGTAGCATGGACAGTCTGGAGAAAGTAATAAATGAATTTATTTACTCTAGTGGAACAGAAAGGTTTAAGATATTTACAAAGACTGTATATGATTCTCTATATTCCTAAATATCTAAATGGTGAAATATTATGGATTTAACTAAGAATTTAAGAGAAAGATGTCATGTGAATACAAATGATGAAGGGGATAGTTTCGTGGGAGTCAAAGCTGATACTAGTGATGCAGTGATTTATTTCCCAATAGGTTATCAACTTCCCGAAAATGATGATGATTTGCGAGTGGATGTAAATAACTTATTTGGTGTACTAGCGTCTTTTATGAAAGAAGATAAGGTGATAGAATCTTCCAAATTTGAGGCCCCACAAACTGTTGATTTCCCTATGCACGCATATTTAAAAATTATTAGAGATTATTTAAGAGCAGGAAGATATTATATTGAAACTGATTCTATATATAAAACAGATGCTAAAGGTAGACCACACTGGGCTAAAACATTAAGAGAGCAAACTGCTTTGATTCAGAAGAATGGTTCTCTTGTTTTTACTCAAATGACTGTAAGAGCATCTACACCTAATGCTAATAAGCAGATTACTCAAATTCATAGATATTGTGTATATGAGGCATTCGATAAACTTGGGTGGCTTTATACACCGTATATGCCAGAAAAACCGGGAGTCTATCCATCAAAAAAAGAATCAATATATATTTTACAGAAGAAATTGACCAATACCAATGATGATGTGGAGTGTGAGTTATTTACTTCAATGATTAGTTTATTGAAATATCAGGATGAGCACACATCAGATAAACAGTATTATTTTGGTACAGATTATTTTGATAGAGTATGGGAAAGAATGGTTGACAAGGCATTTGGTGTAGAAAACAAAGAACAGTACTTTCCTAAGACAAGGTGGCTATTAGATTATGGAAGAATTAAAAATAAGACTGCTCTTCAGCCAGATACTATCATGATATTTAATGATAAAATATATGTTTTAGATGCGAAATTTTATAGGTATGGCTGTACAGCAAATGTTGACCATTTGCCAAATGGTCAAGATATAAACAAGCAAATTACTTATGCAGAATATATAGAAAAGGCTAAAGGTATAGATGAAAAATCAATATATAACGCATTTATAATGCCATTTAACCGAGAACAAAATCTTTTCTGTACCGTTGATATAAATGGGAATTTAGGAAAGCCAATAGATGATTATATGGGGTTAATCGGTGAGGCTGTAGGTGACTGGAAACCAAATCCTAAAAATTATGAGAGAATACAAGGTGTGGTGATAGACACTAGATTCTTAATGTATAATTACATTTCTATGCCTAATCAAGAAAAGCAAAAATTAGCAAATCAAATTGAAAAAGTTAATACTAGAGGCGCGGTTCCTAAACCATAAAAAGATAACCTATCTTCATCTACATTGTATGAGATAGGTTTTTTTTATTTATTTCGTTGTCGATATCTATGCTGGGCAGCCGTATTACGACATTTATCGCAGCAGTATCGTTTGTTAGATTTTGTAGAATCAACTAAAAAGAATTTATCATTTTTACAATTGGGATTTTCACATTCTTTATATATTTTTGTGTTTGCTTTCATGTAGAAGATTGAAAAATACAATGTTTCAAGTAAGGTGTTTATTTTCCAAGAAGTAGTCATTTCTAAACCATCATATTTAGGATGTATACCTCGTATATTATGATTTATTTCATTTGCAACAACAATTCTTGCGGAGTTTAATAATCCTTGCTGTATAGAGATATCAAAAATTGATTCTTTGATATCACCATATGCTATTACTTTTGCATATTCTATTTCTTTTAATATACAAAATTTATATTGTATATTAAAAAAGAAATCTATTAAATATCTGGTTTCACCATCTCCCTTGTAAGTGCAATAAAGGGCTAATAAGTTTTTAAATAGAGGTTCTTTCGTTCCAGGTGTTTCATTGTTATATCCACTCATTACAGAATTTATAAAATCTACTGATAGTTTAACCTCTTTATTTTGGAAAGTATCAAATACTGTATATGTTCCTAAATTTACAGCCTCTGGATTAGAATGTAAATCAGGAAAATAATTATAACTATGAATAAGTTTTGTAAAGTTATGAGGGCATGTATATAGCGTATTATTTGAGAGTTTTAATTCGATTTCATCTGAATATAGAAGATATGCTAATCGAATAAAGACACGTTGATAGTCTTTTTTCAATATACTATTCATCAGTTTTACAGTTGACTTAATTCTTCTAATGAAATTCACTGCTGTTTCAGCGTCGATAATTTCGTATTCATCTTTTAGAACTGGCGCTAAGAAACCATAACTACAGAAAAAATCTTTAAGTTTTTCAATATCGTTGTCCGGTATTGCTAACAATTTACCTAGTATATTTTTTTCAATAGTACCTCCATGATTCCCAGTTAAATTTAGTCCATCGTTAGATGAATATGCAAATTGAATAACTTTATCTTCCATAGCTGATACTTTTATCTTATATTTTGGCTCGACATCCGGGGATATGTCTTCTTTGTTTACAACCGCTTTGCATTGACAACTTTTGAATTCAAAAAAATTATTTATAAAAATTTGATCTAATTTTCTATTCATTATTTCTCTCCAATCATATAGACAACATAAAAATATTACATAAACTCTTACTTGTATAAGATTTTATATACTCTTTATTCTGCATATACTAGAATTATACCAAAAAATAAACATAAAAACAATAAAAACCCATTACTTATGGCTTATAAGTAATGGGTTTTTGTATGGAATTTTATTATTAAGTTAGATTAAGTAAAATAATATTGTACCAAAATACTAGTCTACATTTACTGACTAACTGGCCAAGAGTTGATTCGGAGTAATTGTAGAAACAACTAAAAATATAAACAGCGGTCTTACCGAATAAGGCAGCTGCAAGTAAAAATGAAGGAATTTCTTCATCTAGCTTGTGGTCTTTTAATTGTGCCTTATTTTAGCTAAAAGCATGAAATTCCTTCATTCAAAAAAAATGGAGGAATTTTTATGAGAATTCACAAAACAAATCAAAAAGACCGCGGGGTCTACAAGTACACAACAACACAAAGAACAGAAAAAGGAGAATACGTTGAGAAGATAATTGTTATTAAACCTGGAGAAAATGGTGTAACGGAGCTGGATATTAAAATGTTACATTCGATGGATGATAGCGAGGTTTATTACAATCTAAAGAATGTCAGACCAGAAAGAACAAAGGAAGAAAAAGCTGAGATAGAAAAGTGGAAACAAAAATTTGTCGGCTACTTCAAAGAAAGATATGGATATGAACCGAACAAGTACATCATAGAAGATGCAGTTAACGATGCTTTTCCAAGATACTATAACTTATCTCTAGATTTTGATGCTGATGGAGACATTGACCCAGATAAAAGATTGATTGCATCTATCTCAGATAAAGAATCGGGTGAAATGTTTGAATGGTCTGAGCGTATGGAAGAGGTGCTTTCCTTATTAACTGACAAGCAGAGGTTAGTGATTAATCTCATGTTTGTGGAAGGATATAGGCAGTCAGAGATTGCAGATTTAATGAATATTTCATCAGCTGCAGTCAAGAAGCATTTAGACAAAGCAAAAGAAATAATCAAAAATAATTTCTAAAAAATTTTGGGTGGGGTTAAAAACCCGCCCTTTTTCTTTGCCTGTGATGTGTAAGGGAGAAAGCCTTACAGAAAGGAGCAAGCCTATGAAGCATAAAGTAGTTATCAATGTAACAGATGACAAGGGCGATAAGACGAAAGTTTTACGTGGAGCACAGATGTGGCTACCAAGAAGGCTAATCAAATGGCTGTTTGGTGAGTACACACAAGTATATCTATTAGAGCCAGGTAAAACTGTTGAATCAGTCGATGTCAAAGAGATTATGAAAGGAGAATCCCTATGAAAAAAGAATTTGTAGAACTGGTAGTTAAGGATTTAGAGATGCTGATATCTCATCTTAAAGAGCTATTGGTAGATGAAGAAGATGGAAAGGTAAAAAAGCCAAGGGCTGAGCCTAGTAAAAAAATCAGTCTAGAAGATCTAAGAGCAGTGCTTGCAAAACTTAGTCAACATGGAAAAACAGCTGAAGTAAAAGACCTTATTACTAAATATGGTGCAACGAAGCTATCTGATGTTGATGAAGGAAAGTATAAAGACTTATTAAAGGATGCGGAGGGAATCAAAATTGACTAAGCAGAAGGTGAATTGCACCACAGGTGCAAGAGAGGCTGGTCTGGACCATGCAGTTTTATCTCCATCCAGTTCTCATAGGTGGCTAAACTGTACACCAAGTGCAGTGCTTGAACTTGAGTTTGAAAATACCAGTTCATCGGCTGCAGAAGAAGGAACATCTGCTCATGCATTTTGTGAACATAAGTTAAAAAAGGCACTTCATATGAGAAGTAAAAGACCTATATCGGATTATGATTCTGATGAAATGCAAGATTGTACGGATGCCTATGTGGACTATGTGATGGAGCAATTAGAAATCGCAAAACAAGTGTGTAAGGATCCTATGATTCTTATCGAGCAGAAAGTGGATTTTTCAGAGTATGTTCCAGATGGTTTTGGAACAGCAGATTGTCTTATCGTGTCAGATGAAACACTTCATATCATAGATTTCAAATACGGATTAGGTGTTTTAGTTGATGTTTATGAAAACCCACAGATGAAGTGTTATGCCCTTGGCGCATTGGCAATATATGAAAATCTCTATGACATCAAAGAAATCAGCATGTCAATTTTTCAACCTCGTAGGGAGAATGTATCGACTTACACTATACACACGAGTGAACTGAAAAAATGGGCCAAAGAAGTCTTAAAGCCAAAAGCAGAAATGGCCATTAAAGGTGAAGGAGAATACTGCTCCGGCGAGTGGTGTAAGTTCTGCAGAGCATCTGTTAGATGTAGGGCAAGAGCAGAAGATAAGCTAAAACTTGCCAAGGAAGAATTTAAACTGCCACCACTACTTACGGACGAGGAAATCGAAGAGATTTTATCGATTATTCCTGACTTAACCAAGTGGGCAAATGAGATTATGAACTATGCAACGGAATCTGCAGTAAATCATGGTAAAAAGTGGACTGGCTTTAAAATAGTCGAGGGCAGGTCAGTTCGTAAGTATAAGGACGAAAATGCAGTAATTCAAAAGGCAAAAGAACATGGATATACCGATATCTTTAAATCTAGTCTCATTACTCTAACAGAAATGCAAAAGTTAATGGGCAAGACAAAATTTGAGGAGGTGCTAGGTGACCTCATTATAAAACCATCTGGCAAACCAACGCTTGTACCAGAATCGGATAAGCGTAAAGCAATGAATATTTCAAATATTAATGATGAATTTATGGAGGAAAAATAAGATGACAAATAACAAGACTAAGGTGATTACAGGTAAAGATACAAGACTTTCATATTTTAATGGCTGGGAGCCTAAATCCATTAACGGAGAACCAGAAAAGTACAGCGTATCAGTTTTAATTCCAAAGGATGATGTTAAGACAATTAAGGCAATTGAAGAAGCAATTGATGCAGCAATAGAAGAAGGCGTCGGCAAATTCGGAGGTAAGAAACCAAACAAGGCAGCCATTAAACTACCTCTTCGTGATGGTGATATTGAGCGTGATGATGAGGCGTATAAAGGTCATTATTTTATTAATGCTAATAGTACCTCAGCACCACAGATTGTGGATAAGGCAGTCAAACCTATTTTAGATAGAAGTGAAGTCTATTCCGGTTGTTATGCGAGAGTATCACTTAACTTTTATGCTTTTAATTCTAATGGAAACAAGGGCATAGCGTGTGGACTTGGGAATATCCAAAAGATTCGTGATGGTGAACCACTAGGTGGCAAAGTAAACGCAGCAGATGAGTTCACAAGTCTTGAAGATGATTTCTTGGCATAGGAGGCAAGTTATGACACAGATGCAAAATTTTATGTTAGAGGTTTGCTTTGGAGCAACACTTGGACTAATTATAGGATCATGGGGATTCATGATTAAATGCTGGTTAGATGATAGAAAAAAGAAGAAAACGGAGGAAAAGAACAATGAGTCTAATTGATGTGTTTTTAGCTATTTTTATTGGTACACTGCTATTTGATTTTGTGGCTAAAACGGTAGTGAGCCTATATATGGACATCAAAGCGCAACTGCGAAAGAAGTAAGACAAAGGGTGGTGGATTCGTCTACCACCCATATTTCTTAATGGAGGTGAATTAAGATGAAAAACATCAGTGTCGATATTGAAAGCTATAGCAGTGTGAGCTTGCAAAAAGCAGGTGTATATAAGTATGCAGAGTCTAATGATTTTGAAATTCTTTTGTTTGGCTACAGCATAGATGGTGGAGAGGTGCAAGTAGTTGATCTTGCAAAAGGAGAAGAAATACCTAGGGATATTCTTGATGCCTTAACAGATGAGGAAGTGACCAAGTGGGCATTCAATGCTCAGTTTGAGAGAGTATGCCTATCAAGATATCTAGTTGATAAAGGAATAAGTCTTAATCCATTTTTAGACCATCATCCATTAAGTACAACAAAAGCTAGATTTTTAAGTCCCACTTCATGGAAGTGTACCATGATTTGGTCTGCGACTTTAGGACTGCCTATGTCACTTGAAGGAGTGGGAGCTGTTTTGGGCTTAGACAAACAAAAGTTAAGTGAGGGAAAGAGCCTCATTAAATACTTCTGCCTTCCTTGTAATCCGACAAAGGTAAACGGTGGAAGAACAAGAAATTATTATTTTCATGACGAAGTCAAATGGAATCAGTTTAAGGAATATAACAAAAGAGATGTTGAAGTTGAAATGGCTATACAGGAAAGGCTTAGTAAATTTAAGGTTTCTGAGGATATATGGGATGAGTTTTATTTAGACCAGGAGATTAATGATAGAGGAATTGCTGTAGATCCTGTATTAGTAGAGTCTGCCATAAAACTAGACTCCGATGTAAAGGAAAACCTGATGAAAAAGCTATCAGATATTACAGGTCTTGAGAATCCGAACTCAGTCTTACAAATGAGGCAGTGGTTATCTAAAAATGGCTTAGAGATGGAGTCATTAGGTAAAAAAGAAGTGGCAAGGGAGTTAAAAACTGCATCAAAGGAGCTTGCAGAAGTCCTGCTTTTAAGGCAGCAACTATCGAAGTCCTCGGTTAAGAAGTATACTGCCATGAAAAATGCTGCGTGCAAAGATAACAGGGAGCGAGGAATGTTTCGATTCTACGGGGCAAACCGTACCGGAAGATTTGCTGGAAGGCTTGTACAACTTCAAAACTTGCCACAAAACCATTTGCCAGATTTATCTGAAGCAAGAGAACTTGTAATTGGGAGAAATAAAGATGCTCTTGAACTTCTATACGAAGATATCCCCGATACCTTATCCCAGCTTATTAGAACTGCTTTTGTACCACAGAATAATAGCAAATTTATCGTAGCTGACTTCTCAGCCATTGAAGCGAGAGTTCTTGCATGGCTTGCAGGTGAAAAATGGAGAATGAAAGTATTTGAGGAAGGTAAGGATATATACTGTTCATCTGCTAGTCAGATGTTTGGCGTTAAGGTTGAAAAACATGGTGTAAATAGCCACCTTAGACAAAAAGGAAAGATTGCAGAACTTGCACTTGGCTATGGTGGGTCTGTTGGAGCACTCAAGGCAATGGGAGCACTTGAAATGGGACTAGAAGAAGATGAACTTCATCCACTGGTTGATGCATGGAGGAGTTCAAATCCTATGGTGACTAGTCTTTGGTGGGATGTTGACAGAGCAGTTAAAACCTGCGTAAAAGAACGAATCAACACAGAAACACATGGTATTAATTTCAGTTATAAAAGTGGGTTTTTATTTGTTGAACTACCATCGGGAAGAAAGCTTGCCTATGTCAAACCTAGGATGGGTGAGAATAAATTTGGAGGAGAGTCTGTAACCTATGAGGGAGTGGGTGCTACAAAGAAATGGGAGCGTTTAGAAAGCTATGGTCCTAAGTTTGTAGAAAATATTATTCAAGGCATTGCGAGAGATATTTTGGTTTATGCCATGAAAACACTAAGAAACTGTGAGATTGTAGCTCATGTTCATGATGAAATCATCATTGAAGCAGATAAAAGGATGAGTCTAGAAGTTGTTTGTGAGCAGATGGGAAGAACACCGCCTTGGGCAAGTGGGCTAATTCTTCGAGCAGATGGCTATGAATGTGAATTTTATAAAAAAGATTAGAAATTTTTAGGGCGAGGTTAAAAACTCGTCCTTTTTCTTTGCCTGTGATGTGAGGGCAATGGTGCTCTTAAAAATTCACAGGAGGTCAAACAGATGACTATAGAAGAAAGAATAGCCTACTTGGAAACAATGGATAAGGTTAAAGACCAGCAGATTAAAGAACTCCAAGTAGCAGTAGAAGGACTTGTTAAATCTTTAGAAGGGGGTGTTAGTCATGAAGGCAATGATTCCAATGAATGATTATGGTATTTTAGCTGATAAGAATAACACTGCCAGAGTGGATAGTAGGTTTATTGCACAGTTTTTTGAAAAAAGACATTCTCATGTAATACGTGATATTCAATCAATCACTGAGCCCAAATCTGGGCTCAGTAAAGAATTCACTAAACTCAATTTTGAACTAAGTAGTTATAAGGATTCTACAGGAAGAAAACTTCCTTGCTACCTGCTTACTAGAGATGGTTTTACCATTTTGGCAATGGGATATACCGGACCAAAAGCCATGAAGTTTAAAGAGCTTTATATTAAGAAGTTCAACGAAATGGAGGACTTCATAACAACGATTATTTCTGCTAGAGAAATGTTACCAATTCTAACAGAAAACATTGCCTTAATTCATGATAATCCAAAGGCTTATCACTATAGCAATGAATGTGACATGATTAATCGTCTAGTCCTTGGAATGTCAGCAAAACAGGTAAGAGAACTTTATGGGATTGAAAAGGGTCAAAGTATCCGTCCGTATCTAACATCTGGACAAATGTATCTGATTGATAGATTACAGAAAATTGATGCAGGTCTTTTGATTTCTACTCCAGACTATCAAGCAAGAAAAAGGCAGCTTGAGTGGTATCTAACCAAAATTTCGAAGGAGGTAGATTATGAGTAAGACATATAAAAAACATCTTGAAAATCCTAATTTTAGACCGCTTGCATATATCTGCGCTCCATATAGTGGTGATAAGGATAGAAATATAAAAAAAGCCATTCATTATGCAGAACTTGCCTATAAGAATGGAGCAATTCCAGTCACACCGCATCTTTTATTTCCATTTATGAATGATGAGGATACTAACCAAAGAGAGGATGCACTTTTTATGGACATTATACTTCTTGGTAAATGCCAAGAGGTGTGGGTCTTTGGTGGTGAAATCACTGAAGGGATGAAGAAGGAACTTGAGATTGCTGAGAAAAGAAAGCAAGTAATTAAGTATTTTGATTGTGACGGATTGGAGGTTAAGACAAATGCTAAATTTTAAAATTCATACTGCTACTTGCATCGGAAATAGTAGCAATTGTATATATCCAAATGAGGTCTTGGTATCTGATAGGGATAGCTTTATAAAAGCTATCTCTTTTGACCATGTTACAGCAGAGTTTCAAGGCAGTTATAGAAGTAAAGATAAGTTCATAACTTCTAATTGCATACCGATGGATTGTGATAATGACCATTCTGATGACCCAGATGATTGGGTCACACCTTTTGATGTGGCATTAGCCTTTCCAGGAGTATGCTTTTTTGCATCGTATAGCAGAAACCACATGAAAGACAAAGCAGGTAAATCTGCAAGACCGAGGTTTCATGTCTATTTTCCAATTGAAGAAGTAAGTAATGTAGGTGAGTATGCTGAATATAAGGCTAGGATACAGGCAGAGTTTCCATATTTTGATAGTAACGCACTAGATGCTGCAAGATTTTTATATGGCGTTAATCCAGCAGAGGTGGAACTTTATGAAGGGAAAAGCTCTATTGTAGATTTTTTATCTGAAGATGCCTTTGCTGACCTTGATAGTGAGGTAATAGAAAGTGGCAGTAGAAATAACACTATGAGCCATATTGCTGGCAAGCTTATAAAAAGGTTCGGTGCAACCGATGAGGCACATGAGAAATTTTTAGAACAGGCAAACAGGTGTGATCCTCCTCTATCTGATGAAGAACTATCAACTATATGGAACAGTGCTAAAAAATTCGGAGATAAGGTTTCAAAACAAGAAGGATATATACCTCCTGAGGAGTATGGACGAAGTTATGAAGAATACAAACCACAGGAGCTAACCGATATAGCAATGGCAGAAGTTTTTTCAAAACACAATAAAGACAAAGCCATTTATACTGTATCGGCAGGTTGGCTTTATTGGGATGAAAAGAAGTGGGAAGTATCTGAACTTAAGGTAATGCATTTATATATGGAAACAGCAAAAAAGGTACTAAAGAATGCTACCTATGAATTTAGGGAGGCCTATACAAAACTTATGCAGGCGGAAATGGATGGAGCAAAAGATGTAATCGCAAAAGCAAAATCTGAGGCTAATAAGGCAAAGCAGTATCTTACATTTGCAAAGAAAATGAATGACCATGGAAAGGTATCCGGAATATTAAAACTTGGAAAGTCAATGTTAGAAGTAGCAAATGATAAGCTTGATAGTGATCCGTTTATTTTGAATACTCCAAAGGGAATTGTTGATTTAAAAACAGGAAAAATGAATGAACATAAACCGAGTGCCTATTGTACAAAAATGACATTTGTATCTCCAGCAAATGACAATATGCACCTATGGATTGAAACTTTAGATGAGGTGACAGGCAAAGATAAGGAGTTTCAAAATTTCTTAAAATACCATGCTGGTAGCACACTAATTGGAAGAGTTTATGAAGAAGCACTACTTCTTGTTTATGGTTCTGGTGGTAATGGAAAGTCCACAGTTTTTAATTCAGAGGCTCATGTGCTTGGTGATTATGCAGGAAAAATCCCTGCAGAGTCACTAACTACTCGTGCTAAAAATGTAAAAGTAGACTTGGCAGAACTTTGTGGTAAACGATACATCCTAGCATCTGAAACAGAGGAAGGTCAGAGATTATCGGTTTCTATGCTTAAACAAATAGCAAGTGTAGATGATATATCTGCAGAAAGAAAATATTATGCACCGTTTTCTTTTACTCCAAGTCATTCAACCATTCTTTATACGAACCATTTACCTAAAGTTGGTTCAAATGATAGAGGCACATGGAGACGTATTTTAGTTGCACCTTTTAATACGGAGATTAAAAATCCCAAGACAGATTATGTTGATGAACTCTTAAAAAAGGCAGGAGGAGCAATACTTCAGTGGATGATAGAAGGAGCAGCTTTATATATTATAAACGGATACAAATTCCCATACAGCAAAGTGGTAGATAATGCTAAAAATGCATATAGGGAAGAGAACGACTGGATTGACCATTTCATAACGGATCGTTGTGTAAAGGGGCTAAACGAAAATGTGATGAGTAGGACTTTATATCAAGTATATAGGGAGTGGTCTATTGTTAATGGTGAATATACTAGAAATGATAGAGATTTTTCAAAAGCATTGCTACAAGCGGGCTACACAAAGAAACGAACAAATAAAGGATATATGTGGCTGGGATTATCCATCAATCAAAATGACGCCGATTGTTTTGACATACACTAAAGTTAACGAAAAAATGCTTAGAAACAGCTAGAAATAAGGAAATGAATAGTAGTGTATTGTTTTATCAGACTTTTATATATATACATTTTTATATATCTCGTATGAAAGAAAGGTAAAAAGCCTACACTGATATACACAACTATTGGAAATGGAGGGTTTATGAGTTTTTATAGATACACGATAAAAAAATATTTGAATGAAAATTCACCAAAAGGCGACTTAGCAAGAGACATGAAGGAAGATAAGAACTTTCCCATAAATTCACCTCAAAAATTTCAAGGGTGGAAGAAAGTCATTAAAAAATATTTAGAGAATCAGGGGGCTTGTTATGGGTGCATGGTTGTTTTTGAAGAGGTGTGGGAGGAATATGAAAGATGCTTGAAAAAGAAATAGAAAAAGCCTTAGTAAAAGAGGTTAAAGCACTGGGTGGCTATTGCATAAAACTTACTAGTCCAAGTATGGATGGACTTCCAGATAGAATGGTATTTTTATCAGATGGGAAGTTTGCCTTTGTAGAGCTAAAGGCAAAAGGCAAAAAGCCAAGACCTCTTCAGTTAAAAAGAATGGCTGATTTTAGGAAGTTAGGATTTAGGTCATTTGTGATTGATGATAAAAAACAAATCGGAGGTATTATTGATGAAATACTCTCCACATGATTATCAAAGGTATGCAACGGACTTTATCATAAATAATCCAATATCAGCAGTTCTATTGGAAATGGGTCTTGGAAAAAGTGTCATAAGCCTTAGTGCAATAAATGAACTTATGCTAGATTACTTTGATGTATCAAGGACTCTTGTTATCGCTCCATTAAGAGTTGCAATTTCTACATGGCCAGATGAAATTAAAAAATGGGAACATCTAAAATATCTTAGCTACTCTGTAGTAACAGGAAGTGAAAAAGAAAGGCTTGATGCATTAAAGAAACCCGCACACATTTACATTATTAACCGTGAAAATGTAGATTGGCTTATTACAAAAAGTGGCTTTAAGTGGTCCTTTGATATGGTGGTCATTGATGAACTATCCTCTTTCAAAAGTTATCAGGCAAAAAGGTTTAAGTCACTTCTTAAAGCAAGACCAAAGGTAAAAAGAATAGTAGGGCTAACTGGAACACCAAGTAGTAATGGTCTTATGGATTTATGGGCAGAGTTTAGACTCCTAGATATGGGAGAAAGGCTTGGAAGATATATCACTCACTACAGACAGAACTTCTTTATACCAGATAAAAGAAACCAGCAAATGATATTTTCATATAAACCAAAAGACGGTGCAGAGAAAGAAATCTATCAGCTTATATCAGATATCACAATTTCTATGAAATCAAAAGACTTTCTTAAAATGCCAGAGCGCGTACTAAACGAATTTGAAGTTTACCTATCTGAAGAAGAACGAAGATTATATGATAGGTTAAAAGCTGATATGGTTTTGGAACTTGAAGATGAAGAAATTGATGCTGTAAATGCTGCGTCACTTTCCAATAAACTGCTACAAATGGCAAGTGGAGCCGTCTATAACGATGATAAGGAAAGTATTCATATTCACGATAGAAAACTTGATGCACTTGAAGATTTAATTGAAGGTGCTAATGGTAAACCTGTTCTTGTGGCATACTGGTTTAAACATGATTTGGAAAGAATAAAGAAAAGATTTGATGTTAGAGAGATTAAGACCAGTAAGGATATAACGGACTGGAATGAAGGAAAAATTCCTATAGCTATTATTCATCCAGCATCTGCTGGTCACGGACTTAACCTACAAGCTGGAGGTTCAACACTTATTTGGTTTTCTCTTACTTGGTCTTTAGAACTTTATGAGCAAACCAATGCCAGACTTTATAGGCAGGGTCAGAAAGAAACGGTTGTGATTCATCATATATTAGCAAAAGGAACTATTGATGAAGATGTAATGAAAGCATTAGAAAATAAGAACAAGATACAAGCTGCACTCATTGATGCAGTAAAAGCAAATTTAAAATGAGTAGAGGTTCTATAGAGAACTTACCTCAAGAAGGAGGTAAGAAATGAATGCAAAAGAATATTTAAAACAAGCTTTTTATTTAGACAAGAGAATTAATAGTAAGCTAGAGCAAGTTGAAAGCTTAAATGTACTAGCTACAAAAGCTACATCGACCTTATCAGATATGCCTAAGAGTCCTAGTAGAGGAACATCTAAGCTTGAAGATACTATTGTTAAGATTGTAGATCTCCAAGAAGAGATTAATAGGGATATAGATAAACTTGTAGATTTGAAAGCAGAGATGGTTGGAACAATTAAACAAATTCAAAATAAGGAACTTCAAGTTATACTTGAAAAAAGATATCTTTGCTTTGAAACTTGGGAGAAGATAGCAGTTGATATGAATTATGATATTAGACATATTCATAGACTTCACAATCTTGGGTTAAAAGAAACTTCAAAGCTAATCAAATCCTGTCATGAAATGTCATAGAATGTCACTATGGAGTTGTAGTATTATTAAAATAGAAAAAGAATAATTAAAAGAGCCTTGGAGATTAAATCTTCGAGGCTTTCATTATGGAGTGATAAAATGCCAAGTAAACCTAAGAGACCATGTTCACATTCAGGTTGTCCTGAATTAGTTGATGGACGATTCTGTAAGAAACATGAAAAAGAATACAACAAAAACTATGAAAAATATAAAAGGGATCCTAAAACTCATAAGCGTTATGGAAAAGCATGGAGACTTATTAGAAAAAGATATGTAGCAGAGCATCCGCTTTGTGAGATGTGTTTAAAAGAAAATAGAATGACAAAGGTAGAGGAAGTACATCACATACTTCCTCTTTCTCGTGGTGGAACTAATGACGAAGACAATCTTATGAGTCTTTGTAAATCTTGTCACTCAAAGATTCATGCAAAGAGTGGAGATAGGTTTGGAGGATAGTTTTCCGAGGGGAGGGGGAGTCTTAATCTCTACGATTGATTTTCCTACCAACGGTGCCGCCCTCTCACGCACAAAAAAACGGGTTCAAAGGCCCTATTAATAACCTAACAGAAATCTTTGATTTCGTAGTAGGTCAGATGTCGCTTTGTTTCAAATCTTTGATTTGTCAAAAAGCGACTAAAGAAGATAATAAATTAGGAGGTGATACTATCGCTAAAGACGGAACATACAGAGGTGGAAGAAGAGTAAAAGCTGGTGGTAAAGCTATTCCTGTTGCAGAGAAAATCCAAAACGGGAAACAAGCGAAGTTGATGTCAAACGACATTCCGGAATTAGAATTTATAGAAGTAGAGCCGGAAGATTTACCAGACGGTATTGATTTAGAAGGCTACGATATGCCAAGGCCCAGTGATTATTTATCTGCAAAACAGAAAAGTGGTATTCCGCTAGGAGCAGATGAAATATATAAAGAAACATGGTTATGGTTAAAAGAGAGAAAATGTGAAAAGCTTGTAAATAAAAGATTGATTGAATCTTATGCACAGGCTTTTGCAAGATATATTCAGTGTGAAGATGCCATTAGTAAATATGGAATGCTTGGAAAGCATCCAACAACAGGTGGAGTAATTGCTTCGCCATTTATTCAGATGTCATCACAGTTTCAAAAAACAGCAAATCTTATTTGGTATGAGATATACGATATCGTCAAACAGAACTGTACAGAAATTTATGAAGAAGATAGCGATGACCTTATGGAGCAACTATTAAGAAGAAGGAGATAAGAAAAATGATAGAAAAAGTAAACCCAAAACACCCAGATAAAATTGCAGATAGAATAGCAGGTGCGATTGTAGATATAGCATATAAAAATTGTGATAATCCTAAAGTTGCCGTAGAAGTATTAATCGGTCATGGTGTTTGTCATGTGATTATAGAAAGCACGGTCAATTTTAAGTATAAGGATATTAAAGAGGCAATAGCTCGTATTGCAGGAAATGTTAAAAAAGATATTGTCATTGTGAGACAGGATAAGCATTTAGCTAAAAACCAAGAAGAAATGATACGATGCGGGGATAATGGCATATTTAAAGGAGTGCCTCTTACACTTGAACAAAAACAGTTATCTAAGATAGCAAGAAAAATTCATTCTAAATATCCATATGATGGCAAATATATCCTAGATGATACAAAGCTTACTATTTGTCAAAGTAATGCAAGTAAAAATGAAATTGAAAAATTTTATCCAAATGCAATCATCAATCCCTTAGGAGATTGGACTGGTGGATTTAATGTTGATACAGGTGCTACAAATCGTAAACTAGGATCGGATATGGCTAATTCAGTTACAGGTGGTGGCCTTCATGGTAAAGACTTATCCAAAGCAGATATGTCAATAAATATCTACGCCTTTCTTAAAGCACAGGTGGAACAAAGATCGATTGAACTTAGCTGTGCCATTGGTGATGAAGTAGTTGATGGTAAGCCGTATAGCGAAATCGTAAATATCGCAAGAAAGTATATAGACTCTATTGGTGGATTTGAAAAGTTCGCTGAGTGGGGTCTTTTTTAATGACCTAACAGAAATCTTTGATTTCGTTGTAGGTCAGATGTCGCAATGTTTCAAATCTTTGATTTGTCAAATTGCGACGAGTGGAGGTATAAAGATGAAAACAAAAATGGAAATGATAGAAATATCAAAATTAGTACCATATGTAAATAATGCTAGAACTCACTCGCCTGAGCAGATTATGAAACTTAGATCCTCTTTACGAGAATTTGGTTTTATCAATCCGGTCATCATTGACTCCAAGTTTAATATCATCGCAGGTCACGGAAGAGTTATGGCAGCCAAAGAAGAAAATATGGAAGAAGTGCCATGTGTACTGGTTGACTATCTATCTGAAGCACAAAAGAAAGCATATATCATAGCTGACAACAAAATGGCACTGGATGCTGGCTGGGATGAGGAACTATTAAGAATTGAGATTGAAGAATTAGAAGGGATGGATTTTGATTTAACCCTAACGGGCTTTGATGGAGCAGAACTTGATGAGTTATTTGGAAACTCTGAGAAGGAAACGGTGGAAGATGATAAATTTGACTTGACATCAGCACTTGAAAAAGCTGCCTTTGTAGAAAAAGGTGATATCTGGAATGTTGGCAAACACACTCTGATGTGTGGTGATGCAACAAGTAAGGAAGATGTAGATACTTTGATGGGGGGTAAAAAAGCCAATCTCATTATTACCGATCCCCCTTATGGGGTCTCATTTAAAAGTGCCAGTGGACTTACGATAAAAAACGATTCGATGAAAGAGGAAGAGTTTTATAATTTCCTTCTTCTATCCTTTCAAAATATGGCCGAGCATTTGGAAAGTGGTGGAGCAGCCTATATATTTCACGCTGATACGGAAGGACTTAATTTTAGAAAAGCTTTTATTGATGCAGGATTTCATCTTGCAGGATGTTGTATATGGGTAAAGAATTCACTTGTTCTTGGTAGAAGTGACTATCAGTGGCAACATGAACCGGTGCTTTATGGCTTTCTTAAAAATGGTAAACATTCATGGTATTCCGATAGAAAGCAAACAACTATCTGGAACTTTAATAAACCAAAGAGAAATGAAAATCATCCGACATCAAAGCCACTAGATTTACTTTCCTATCCGATTCAAAACTCAAGTCAAGAAAATGCCATCGTCATTGATACCTTTGGTGGTAGTGGTTCAACCTTAATGGCTTGTGAAAAGACAAATCGAATCTGTTTTACGATGGAACTTGATGAAAAGTATGCATCAGTTATTTTAAGACGATATGTGGAAGATACTGGAGATAGTGAAAATGTCTATGTGATTCGTGGTGGTAAGAAATTATCATATAAAGATTTAGTGAAAGAGGTGGAAACTCATGGAGAAAAAACAAAATAAACCTCTAACACTTTGTTCTCTATTTGATGGTTCAGGAGGATTTTGTTTAGGAGCAAAACTTGTAGGTATAAAGCCTATTAGTTGTTCAGAAATTGAGCCTTTTCCAATCAGAGTAACTACAAAAAGAATGCCGGATGTAAAACATTTAGGAGATATATCTGGTATTAAAGGAAATGAAATAGAACCTGTGGACATCATCACTTTTGGCAGCCCATGCCAAGATATGTCTATAGCAGGTAAAAGAGCGGGGCTTAATGGTTCTCGCTCTAATTTATTTTATGAGGCAATTAGAATTATTAAAGAAATGAGGGAGGAAACGCATGGAGAAAAACCAAGATATATCGTTTGGGAAAATGTGCCAGGTGCATTCTCCTCAAACAAAGGAGAGGACTTCTTTTCAGTCCTCAAAGAAATCTGTGGGATCAAAGGACATAAAATTGATGAGGCTAGACCTAAGAAATGGCAAAACGCAGGTCTTATCATGGCAGGAGATTTCTCACTCGCATGGAGGGTATTTGATGCTCAGTACTGGGGAGTCCCCCAGAGAAGAAGACGCATCTATCTTGTCTGCGATTTTAATGGAGAAAGTGCCGGAAAAATATTATTTGAGTCCGAAGGCATGCCTTGGCATCTTGAAAAGAGCAAATGCCCGTGGAAAAGAACTGCCGGAGGTCTTAAAGAAAGCACTAGAGATGCAGTCACAAATCTGTGCTTAAATGACCAAGGGGGTCAGAGGATGGATGTTCATAAAGAAAAGACTGGAACAATCACTGCAAGCGTAGGAAATCACCCGCCACTGGTATTTGAAAATCATGGACAGGACTCAAGATTTAAAGGCCCGATTGATATTAGTAATACCATAGGAGCAAGTCTTGGAACGGGAGGAAACAATCAGCCTTTTGTAGTAGAAGATAGTACCAGAACATTTGATGTCCGTATTACCTCAGAAAACACCAAAAATCACAGAGCCAATATCTATGAAACCGATGTGGCAAGAACCATTAACACGGGTCAAAACTCACCGGAAGCTAATCAAGGCGGACTTGCTATTGTCTACTGTGACAAAACAGCAGGTACATTATGTGCGATGGATGGTCCAAAGGGTGTTCATAGTGAGATGGCAGGTCAAGGTAAACTTATCGTAGAAAAGGAAATTTATTCAACCAGCAAAAACTCCCATCATACTGAGGCAATGGAAAATCTAGCTAATACCTTAGTGGCAAGTGACTATAAAGATCCACCTGTTGTAAATGACGTGGCGGGTCAAAGATATATTGTTAGAAGACTAACTCCAAAGGAGTGCGGCAGACTTCAAGGTTTCCCGGATGGTTGGTGTGAAGGACTTGAAACAGAAAATCCTAGCAGTGAAGAATTAAACTTTTGGACTGAAGTCTTTGAAACCTATAGAGAAGTTGTAACGAAAGCTACTAAGCCAAGAAGTGAAAAGCAGATAAGAAAGTGGCTATCTAGTCCTCATACTGATTCAGCAGAATACAAAATGTGGGGAAATGGTGTAGCACTTCCTAATGTATGCTTTGTACTTGCAGGAATTAAGCACTTTTATTTTAAGTAATGAACAGATATAACTTGATAAATCTCTGATAGTACGGGAATATACACATACCAAAACTAAAGGAGGAAAAACAAGTGCAAGTAAAATTTAATGTTACAGGTAAAGAGAGAAAAGAGCTTGTCAAAGGGATTGAAAGAATCACAAATGAAAAATCCAAGTATTTAGGAATGCCAAGTACAGCTTATGAGGTTGGAATCTTTATAATTGATAAGACGGGGACAGTTTTATGTGAAGATGATTTCGCACTTGAAAGGTTAGTTCACAATCTTATCGGTGACGGCTTTGTACCTAAAGAAGAGATTAAAAGGGAGCCAGTGGCCACACAGGGGCTTACAGTGGCAATTCCAAGAGAGAAGGTGGATTTATCCAAACTCAATAAAATTCTTGAAAATAAGGGGGATTTAATCAAAAAGGCACTAGGAATTACAAGCCTTGAAATTAAGGAAGATGAAGAAAAAGTAAGTTTTCCTTGGTTTGAAAATATCGATAACGAACATCTAATGACATATACAAAATTCATTGCAGCACTTTGTAAGATGAGCATTAATGCCAAACGCATCAACGAATCTTCCAAAGAAGTGGTCAACGAAAAGTATGCCTTTAGATGTTTTCTTTTAAGACTTGGTTTTATCGGAGATGAATTTAAGAAGGATAGAAAATTACTTCTTGAAAAATTATCTGGATCATCAGCTTTTAGAAATGGAGGTCATGAAGATGAGATTTCCAAGTAGAGAGGTTGTTGAAGGAATAAGGAAAAGATATTCGGTGGGAACTAGAGTGGAGCTTATATCTATGGAAGATATCCAAGCACCGCCTATTGGTACAAAAGGAACGGTAAGGGGAGTTGATGATATTGGCTCCATTATGGTTTCTTGGGATAACGGAAGTAGCCTAAGCATAGCTTATGGCGAAGATTCTTGTAGGAGGATTTCAGATGAACGATAAAATAAAGGAACAAATTCTTGAAATCAGAAAGACAGGAATCACAAATATGTTTGATGTAATAACTGTTCAAAGAATCGCCTTTGAAATGGACTTTTATGAACTTGTAGATTTTCTTGAAACCGATAGAAAGGCTTATGTTGATTTCATTATTTATGGAAAATAA